TACTACAAACTGTTAACGTTGTCAACCGAAGATGGAGTGAGCGACAGGACTCGAACCTGCATGCCTTTCGGACTGATGGATTTGCAATCCACTGCGTAACCATTCCGCCACGCTCACATATTGGCTGGGGTGGTAGGATTCGAACCTACACTCGTCCGGATCAAAACCGGATGCATTACCAATTATGCTACACCCCAATATTGGCGGAGAGTGTGAGATTCGAACTCACGGAACCTTTCGGTTCTCTGGTTTTCAAAACCAGTGCAATCGGCCACTCTGCCAACTCTCCTAACTTGGTCTCGATGGTAGGATTCGAACCTACGACCCCTCCGCCCCAAACGGAGTGCTCTAACCAGACTGAGCTACATCGAGTTAACTGGTGCAGAGTGTAGGAGTCGAACCTACTATGCGTTAGCGTCGGATTTACAGTCCGATGTCCCACCGTGGAACCTACTCTGCTTAAATTGGCATAGATGCTCAGATTCGAACTGAGAGCTGGTGGTTTGGAATCACCCGTGTTGCCATTAACACTACACCTATATAAACTTCAAAAAAAAAGCCCCTAACACTATTTGTGCTAAGGGCTTATAAAAATATCACTTTGTTAAAAAGTCACATCAAGACAAACCCCTCCCTGTCGGTGGGCACCAATAAAATGATTGTTGTGCTGTCTTGTGCATTGTAATTCCTGTTGTTCTATTATTTAATGTATAACTTAATATACAGTGTTATTTAGTATCTGTCAACCCCTAAGTTAACATTTGTTTAGTTTATGGAGCGGGTAAGGAGAATCGAACTCCTATCTTTAGGTTGGAAACCTAAGGTCTTACCATTACACAATACCCGCAGCGTAACTTTTCTGTTGCCAGGTAAGTTACCAACCCCTACGTGCTTAGTTAGACTAAGCCGCTAATGCCATTCCTGGCGCTGTATTTGCGTTTGCATTTACAAAGTTTGTTCGCGGTAACGGCGCTTACATCCCGGTAACTCCACTAACTCTATTAACTACCAGTCGATCCTAGTTCGCCCCCATCATAAACACTCTAGCCTGCGTATCCGACCACGATAATCTACGATTCGGCCTAAGGGACACAATGTTTAAGATACCGTTCCTAAGTATCACTAGAGTGCTTATGGTGGAGGCGTCGGGTACTGCCCCCGAGTCCTGTATAGCGTTTAAATTGCTTCAACGTTACGATAGTATTTATATACTAACATCAAGCGAGCAACAAGTCAAGAAAAAAGGGCCGAAGCCCTTTTTCCCTATTCAAATCTTTATTAAAGAGATTGAATGTTCGACGCTTGAGGACCTTTCGGACCTTGTTCTAGTTCATACGAAACAGCTTGATTCTCTGTTAAAGTCTTAAACCCTTCGCTTGAAATAGCTGAGAAATGTGCGAACACATCTTTTGAGCCATCGTCTGGTGTAATGAAGCCATAACCTTTCTCTGCATTAAACCATTTTACTTTTCCTGTTGTCATTTTATTTCCTTTTGTTATGCGGCTTGTCTATCTACTACTTTGTCTTTTACGACAGACGCAGTTCTATTCTTGCCAGTTTCAGGTCGGATAGGTTCCAACCATGTGTCAGCAATGTAGGCTTTCGGTGCATCTCCAAACATGTTACTTAATCCATGTTCTGCGGATATCCACCAGTAATGATCTGTTACAGGAATTAAACAGGCTAGTCCTTTGAAATCAAAAGATTCCCCTGCCTTGTACTTTCCGATGTAGTTCTCAACCAAAACAATCTTGCCGATATTCTCTGGTCTAACAGAGTATATAATTTTAGCTAAATCACCTTGTTCGCATTTCATATTACTTTAACCAAGCTACTCGCTTTCCTTCACGAACACGACGAGCGTGTTCCTCTTCTGAACCTGGATATCTCCAAGCCCATATTGCAACGCCTAACATAAACACACCACTCCATACTACTGCTTTAATATTGCCAGTAGCAAGATAAGTTGCAAGTAATGTTGTTGACATCACAAATACCATTGCATACTTTCCCTTAGTAGGGAAAATACGTTTAGTGTTCCAATTTGTTAAGAACTTACCAAACCAAGGATGATTGTATAACCATGCCTCCATTTTAGGTGAACTCTTAGCAAACGCCCATGCAGCAATTACTAAAAATATGCTGAATGGTATTCCAGGAGTTACGATACCGATGTAGGCTAAACCTACACACAAGAATCCTAATGCCTGGTATAAATACTTTTTGATTTTATTCATAAAGCCATCCTTCTAGCAAAGTTTGTCTTTGCCTTGTAGTATTAGTTATTGTATAATCAAACATATAATACTATTCGTGGCTTATTTAACAACTGGTCGAAAGATTCCACTAATCCTACCTCTACTCTGGGTCCATCCGCCTTTCCAGCTATTAGTAATCGTTCCACCCGATGGATTGTTATTAGTGGCACTCGCTTTATCACTTTGGTTACCGCCAACAAAAGAATAAACTCCTGGCGACGGAACAGTGTATATAAAGTTAACGTGACTGTAGTTCCATACTACAATATCACCCGGTTGACCATCTGATAGTGGTATAGGAACACCACCATATAAACTTGTTTTATCTCTAAAGTCATATGCTCTAGCACTTTGCATATATTTGTAACCTGTACGTTTTAGTACCCAATTACAAAATCCTGCACACCAAGGTGTACTATCTGTTTTCCAATATGCTGTATCCGGAAAGCCTAACTCTGACCATAGATTAAGAATATTAGGATTTGTTCCGTATTCATCCCATTGATCATTATTAGCTTCTGCTAGTACTTGACTTAAGAATCCTGGAATACCATCTGCTGCTGCTGTTGAATTGGCAGCACTTGCATCAACCAAGGCTTGTTCGTTTGTTCCTAAATCATCAACACCTGCTGCTGGAGCACCTTCATACCTTACTGGTACCTGATTCTCTGCAATAGTTCCGTTGGCTTGTCCACCACCTGTTGCACCTACATCGGGAGGATTTGATACTGCTTCTTGGATTACTGTATTAATTGCTGCTGCTTGTGCCGGCGAAAGTATAATAGGTGGTACATAGCCTTCGTTAGCCCAAACGTCTGATGAACCACTTGCGGCCGCATTAGCTACCCAACTTCCATGTCCACCAGTTGCATCGTCCTTACGATGAACAGGAATATTGTTAATCCAAACACTTAATGAACCTCCTGTTGCAGGGTCACCACATTTGGTAGTATCGCCTATGCGTACAGTCTTTTCAAAGTTAGTAAACACATCTGGAGAACCAACTGTGTATGCTTCTTGATGAAATGGGTTTGGTGTAGGACTTGCATGTCCTTTGTGTTTATCTACGTTTGTTCTTACTACTTCTGGCATACTAGTATTTATGCTACCGCAATTCCGGTAGTTTGTTGTGTATATTGTTTGCTGATGTTTACTTCTGTTTTAGCAACACAACTAATAGCTTGTGATTGTAGTACAAACTTTCCTGTAGGTGCTACGCTAAACATAAACGGAGCAAGTCCTAGTCCTTCTTTGCCTGCAATTAATACCATTGGTTTATGCAGTGTAAATCCTTTTTCATTTTCTTCTTCTAAGCGGGCAACAATCTCTTCGCCTGAGCTTAATTTAAAGGAGACATTATCTCCTATTTTGTACGGTAGATCAATTAACATTTTTTATCCTAATGTAGACCCGGTGCCATTGTACCCGGTGTTTTCGACATATTCAAGTAGTTCTTGGTACCCGCCAATGGATTCGCTGTGTACTTTAATTTGTGGGAAAGTACGTGCTGTGGGGAACATTTCAAATAATCCTTCTCTTGTAAAATCGACATCAAGTTGAAAATACTTAAATTTTAATTGATTCGATTCACAAAACTTTTTAGCTCTATCACAAAATGGACAGCTAGGTTTGCCATATATTTCTATCATTTTTTTATCCTACGTAAACAATTGACTTTTGTTTATTAATTACCCTAACCATGATGGAGCCACCGTTCTTCTTGGAAATAGCAGCGTTGACTGCTTGAGCCTCGCTACTATATGATCCGTATGTTGTCCAGCTTTCGTACGGTGAATGTTTTTTGAACTGTGTTTTGTACATACTATTACTTATCTTTAAAGTTCGAATCCGTCAAACGTGTTTTCTTCAACATCTTGTTTAACACCGCCAATGATATAGCTTTCAATTTCTGTTTCTTGAGGTGCTACTTGTAAGCCTGAGCTTGATAACCAATGTTGTGTCCACGGTAACGGATTAGTGTTTAGAGGGCGATCATAAATTGTGTTTAGGCCAAGACCTTTTAAACGCTTGTTTGCAATAAACTCAACATAAGCATGTAACAAATTAGCATTAAGACCTACAATAGATCCTTTTTCAAACAAGTAGTCTGCCCAACGTTTTTCTTCGTCTACGCATGTACGCCACATTTCGTATGTTTCTTCTTCACACTCTTTTGCAATTTTAATAAAGTCTGGGTCATCGTTGCCTTTAGCCCAATGCTTAAGAATGTGTGTAGAAAGGTTAAGGTGTGTTGCTTCGTCTCGTGCAATCAATGAAATAATCTTTGCAGAGCCTTCCATCTTTTTAAGTTCACCAAACGCAAAAGTACAAGCAAACGATACATAAAAACGCAAACCTTCTAAGATGTTTACAGTCATCATTGCTTTGTACAGTTGCTTCTTAACTTCATACAGTGTACCTTTACCTTTGTACATGTGGTTTGTTACCATATCGTGAAACTTGTCGTACTCACGTGATACGCTTTCTGCCCTTGCAATAATCTGTTCGTCATCTAAGATAGTATCAAATACTTCTGCAGGATCGGAATATACATTTTTAACAATGTGTGTATAGCTACGTGAGTGGATAGTTTCTTGGAAGTCCCATGCTACAATACAACTTTCTAATTCTGGATTAGAACAGTAAGGTAAAAAGTTTAGACAAGGTCCGCGGCCTTGGACACTATCAAGTAGTGTTTGGTATTTTAGATTAGACGTAAAGATATGTTTTTGAGCTTCTGTAAACTCAGCATAGTCTCCACGATCTTTTTGTAGACTTACTTCTTCAGGTCTCCAAAAATACCCAAGCATAGTCTGATTTAATTTGTCATACTCCGGATACCGGAATACATCATAACGTTGTGTATTTTGATCTGCACCAAAGAACATATGCTCTTTAGTAAAGTCTACTTTATTTCTATTAAAAACGGTCTTGTTCACTGTGTGTCTTCCTCAAATATTACATGCTTCGCACTCATCATCTTCCAACACAGGAAGAGTAGAGCCATTCATTAATGGCTGTTCTTCAACAGCCGCTTCTTTATCCTCATCACCTTTAAAATCGTAGGTGTTTTGATAGTATGATGTCTTCCAACCTAACTTGTAAGTTGTTAACATATCTTTCATCATTACACTCATCGGAACTTCGTTGTTCTCGTAGTGTAATGGATTGTATGACCAATTACCACTAATGGATTGATCAAAGAATTTTTGCATTGCAGCCACTACGTTAATATAACCATCGTTGTTTGGCATATCCCAAAGTAATGTATAAAAGTTCTTTAACTGCGAATACTGTGGAACAACTTGTTTAAGAGGCCCTTTCTTTGACTTCTTAACGGACAAGAATCCCCTGGGTGGTTCAATTCCATTGGTAGCGTTCGACACAACGGAACTGCTCTCCGAAGGCATTTGTGCGGACAATGTGCTGTGCCTGAGTCCATGTTCCTTAATCTGTACTCGTAAAGCCTCCCAATCATACTGCAACTCCGCTTTAACTACTTTATCGATATCTTTCTTGTAAGTGTCGATTGGTAGTATGCCTTCGCTGTATTTAGTTTGGGGGTAAGCTGTACATGCTCCACGTTCTTGAGCAAGTTTGTTACTTGCAACTAACAAGTAGTATTGAAATGCTTCTGTTAGTTCGTGTACAAGTTTCCATGCATCATGCTCGCTATACTTTACTTTGTTTTTTGCAAGATAGTGTGCAAGGCCAATATAGCCTATACCTAAGGAACGTCTTGCTTTGGTACTAACTTCAGCAGCCTTAACTGGATACCCTTGATAGTCAATAATCTCTTCTAGTGCTCTTACTGCTAGTTCACACAACGGCTCAAGTTCTTCTAGGTGATTAATAAGTCCTACATTAATAGCTGACAAAATACACAATGCAATTTCGCCTTCTTCGTCATCAATGTGCTGAATAGGTTTAGTTGGCAATGTAATTTCTTGACACAAGTTACTCATAAACACAGGATCTTTAAATGAGCTGTGTGAGTTACAGTGGTCAACATTCATAATATAGATACGTCCTGTTTCAGCACGTTCTTTTAATAGATTACCAAACAACTCTTTTGCTGGAATTGTTTTCTTTCTAATAGATGTCTTGCGCTCTGCTTTTTCGTATACTTCTTTAAACAATTCGTTATTGCCTGAAAAGAATGCATCATACACTTCTGGAACATCATGCGGCGAGAAAAGAGTAATGTTGCCGTTACTCAAAAGTCTTTCATAGAACAACTTGTTAATTTGAATAGAATAATCTAATCTGCGTACACGGTTGTCTTCAGTTCCTTTGTTATTTTTTAGTACAAGGATGTCATCAATTTCGTAGTGCCAAATAGGAAAGTGTGTAGTTGCACTACCACCACGTACACCATTTTGTGTACAACTTCTAACTGTTGATTCGTAAACTTTTAGGAATGGGATCACACCTGTGTGTGCTACTTCTCCACCTCTGATTTTAGAGTTAATAGCTCTCGTACGACCCGAATTAATACCAATGCCTGCTCTTTGAGCAATGTAATACCCGATAGCACTGTTACTGCTAAAGATACTAGGCAAAGTATCATCAACGTCAACCAGAACGCAACTAGCAAACTGCCGGATTGGAGTACGAACGCCAGCCATGACTGGTGTTGGTATGTTGATTTTAAAAAGACTGGTCGCATCGTAATACCTCTTAACATATGATAATCGTGTATCTGCAGGATAGTCAGCAAATAGTGTAGCTGCAATCATCATGTACATAAATTGTGGAGTTTCGTAAATATCTCCGTTACTTCTATCTTGGCAAAGATACTTGTCAACTACTTGACGCAGGCCAGCATAGGTAAAATCTTCATTACGCTCATGTTTAATCCAGGTATTCATCTTTTTAAGTTCTGTATCAGAATACTTGTCTTTGATAGCAGGGTCGTACACCTTACGCTTAATATTATCATCAATTATTTGGCTGAGAGACTGATGTTCATAACGCTTGTAAACTTTCTTATGCAGACCGTATAATAATAATCGTGCTGCTGCAAACTGGTAGTTGGGTGCTTCTAGACTAATAAGGTCATTTGCACTTCTAATTAAAATTTCTTGGATTTCTTCTGATGTCATACCATCGTAGAATTGTAAGTCTGCGTTCATTTCAATCTGTGAACTACTTACTCCAGCAAGTTCAGAACATGCTTCTTCTACAACAAAATGCATTTTGTCTAAGTCGAGTAGTTCTTTTTCTCCTGATCGTTTTGTGATGTAAATTTCTTTGCTCATATGTCTCTCATTCTTGTGTGTACAGAGGTATTTAGTATTGGTGACACTGCCTGCCATGCCATAGCTGGCTGAAACTTTTTACCTCTGGTCCTGTTTAAAGTTCTTAATTAAGTATAACGTCAGATTGTGTGAAGAGCAAGAAAAATATTTATTTTTCTTACTCATTTGGACTATATTCCGTACTGTATATCAAACGATAGGTCGCCGGTAGCGCCTGTCGCAATTGGATTCTTGTAGGATAATACAACCGTGTCTATACCACTGTCAGTGTCGTTGTCACGCAACGATGCTGCAAATTCAAACCCGGTCATAAGTATGCCGCCTGTTGAAGTTACAGAAGTATCTGAATACTCGTAGTTGTCGGAAATTGATAGTTTAGACACATCATCTCCGATTGTAATGTGTGCTGTGCCTTTTCTAATGTGGTTTGCTAGCCTTAGTGTGTAGTTTAATGTAATAAATGTATTCATTGCTGAAAATACTGCAACAGGTCTAAAACTGTCAGTTGTATAAACTGGCGAATAGTTTCTGTCATTTAAACTTGTTAAGTCACTACCAGATACTTCAGCTATTGCTGCTACTGTTTCTGTGTTTACAATACCTGCATCTTGTTGTCTGTCACTAGTACAATCTTTTACTACGTTGTTTCTACTTTCACCAAACGTAACAATGTTTGTTGTTGGGTTAGCAGATGAGCCTGTGCCGTTTCCGCAACTAACAAAATCACATCTGTTAATTATTGTACCATACCCGTATACTGATTTAAATGCTTGGGCAGCAACTTCAGTAAAGTTACAGTCGTTAACAATCCAGTTGTTACCTTGACCTACAACACCATTAATGTATATACCGGTGTCTAACTCATTAAAGTTACAGTCAATGATTTGAACTTTAGTGTTTGTAACAATAGTTTGTGTACTCTTAATACCAATTGAGTTTTCTTTAAAGGTACAATTTTTAAATTTAATATTATCTACTTTTAGTCCAGCAAAATCGTTGTCCCAAATAACTGCGGCTGGCTCAGTTGCATATGAAGATACCACGTTACCTAGATTGTATTCGCCCTTAAAGATAACACTGTTGAACTCTGCATCTTTAAGTCCTGTTAATACTAACGAACCCGATGAACGCTTTAATGTAATATTATGTATTTCAATGTTAGACGGTCTATCGCTACTTGAGAATGAAGCAAGAGCTGTTCCGTTAGCACTGATAAGCTGAATGTTTGTTGTGTCAAGATTTAGTACTGCACCACTAGCTGTTTCGCCTCTAATGATTGCATTACTAGGAATTTTAAGATCTTGTGTAAACAAGTACTCGCCGTTTGGTACTACTAGTACTTTCTTAAAGTTAGGATCAGCATTTCTAAATAACTGTGTAAATGCATTTTCAAAAGCTGTAACGTTGTCAGTTGAGCCGTCACTAACTGCTCCAAAGTCTGCAACACTAACTTCAATTTCGTCAATCTTTCCTAGTAGTGTACGTGATGTACTCTGTGTAATTGATGGTGTTGTAGAAGAGAATTTGTAACTAGATGCTAGTTCTAATATATTATCGTGCTCTGTTAGTACTTTTGTGTTACCAACAGCAGGTGCGCCTTCCTGTGTAGACCCATTACCAATATAAAGTTCTTGTGTGTCTACTGCCCAAGCCAATTCTGCTGAACTTAACTGTGGTACACCACTTGAGGAGTTCTTTTTACCTCTACGGATTTGAATCTTTGATATTTGAACTACAGCCACGTGCATTGCTCCTAATAATTTATATTAGTATTTATATCAATTGTCCTTCAACTCAGCGAACGCTCGGTTCATTTGTTGGATTTGTTTGCGGTTTATTTTATGTAGTACTCTGTAGTTGTGATCTACTATCTCTTGTATCTCTTCTGGGTACAATTTAACCATTTCACGGAGTTTATTAGCAGCTTCTACTGTTGCTCTAACGTTACCTTGATAGTTTTCTTTAATAAACTTTTCAAATGTATGAAATCCTTTAGTTTTAAGGTCATGCAATATACCATTAGTACCTTGTATAACAAACGGACTTCTATTAAGTATTGCTCTATAAGTCTTTTCTGTAATAAATGTATGCTGCATAGGCTGTGTATACTCCCATGTTTCGCATATGTAACTTACACAAGAGTTGTTATAGATTTTATAAGTGTCATTAGAATACCCTTGAGATGTACTAGGATCGTAATCAGGAACACTTACGCTATCAGCAGGACCCCAATGCGGTTCAATTGCTTCTAAGAATAGTTTTTCTATAGTTTCAGGCAAAGATTTGTTAAAAGCTAGATCGCTGGAAGAGCCTAATAACCCCATAACCGAATTGTCTAGAAGCTGTTGCTTCCAAAATTCATAAAGAACTTCTGTTCTTTTGTTCTTTCCTACTCTACCTAGCAGTAAATTAATATTAGGCTCTCGTTCAACAACAGGCATAGTACACACAGGCATACCATTTAGTTCTCGTTGTACTGCTGATATTGCAAATAAATCTATATACTGCGTTTTGTGACGGAACTTAGTTGAGCCTTTGTCCTGCCACTGTGCTGAAGAGTTTAGTAATACAAGTTTTCGTTCTTGAGGGACAAGTCTAGTTATTTTAAGCAACCTATCAAAATCAGTTTGGCTAATGCCGTCTTCATATGTAAAGTTGAATACAACATAAGTTTTATTTGATTTGCGCCATCTAAATTTAATAACCTTTCGTATTTTATCTAGATAGGTCAAATCCGAAGCTGTTGCTAGATTTATAAAAACAAAGTATGGACACTTAGAAAGCTGTAATCGTGCATCTAAATAAGGATCTGTTGTGTTTTGATCCTTAGGAAGATAGCTTGTTAATTCATTTAGATTATGAGTTGTTGGATCAAAGAATAATGACTTCTCACCAATAGACAACTGTTCCATTGCCTAACTCTTTAGTGCGTAATATTCTTCTACTTTAGATAGCCACTTGTCTTGATACTCGTTCCAGTTATCTGGAGTAAGATCAAACTGTTGGTATTGCAAATCTCTACTGCACATAAAAATGTGACCTTCACGTATCTCTGTGCCGTACACTTCGTTGTGTGCCATTGCATATGCTACCATCTGTAAGAAGTAATCTTCTACCCACTCTAATTTCTTAGGCTTGTTAGTTTGCTTATGGTCCATAATCGCTGGATTGCCTTTGAACACACCGCATAAATCAGTTGTGCCTGAGTACAGTCCAGGATAGTATAATGATTGTTCCATACCCCATACTTCGTCTACATGCTTTAAGCCATTCTCAATAATGACATCTGCCATTTTGTTTGCTTGTACATGTACAGGGTTGTTACCAGGTTGTCTTTGTATTCCTACAATAAAACGTTCTAAGTTGGCATGCATAGCTGTGCCAACCCCTGCAGCTTCTGTTACAATTTGTTGTGCTTTTGCTTCGCCTACTCGCTTCTTCCACAGATTTAAATGGGTCATGTCTTTAGTTGCACCAAGGATTGTAGTTACACTAGGTAGCTTTTCTCCATCGGGTGTCAAGTAAACTCGCTTACGAGTTACAGGATCATTCATCTGTTTGAGAGGTTTATAATCGAATTTTTCAACGAACGGTGGTGGGTCGAGTACTGTTATTTGATCTGTCATACTGTATATATTACAGCCTTTCTATCTAGTTGTCAAGTGTGAATTTAAACTTCTTGTGCCAATTGTTGTGGAGCTGCTGTTGCTGCTGTTTGATCAACTGCATCTTGACTGCTCTGATCACTTTGTGGTGATTGAGGATCTGCGTCTGGTGCTCCCGGAACATTTAGCTCAATGCCGTCGGCATTAAAGTTCTTAACTAGCGTTTGGATTGCAGGACTTGAGTCGTAAATTGCTTTAAACGTTTCGTAGTCTGCTGCTAGTTGGATTTTAGTTTTAAGTGCTAATTGAGATAATGCTTCCCAATTTAGTTTAGCTGGTGCTTTTTTCATTTCAGCACGACCAATAATGTTTTTTAACAAAATAACATATTTGTCTACAGTTTCGTCTGTGCCTTCAAATTCAAAAATTCTCATTATCTAACTTGCGCCTGTGCTGTACGAAGCTCTCTAATTTGAGCTTCTAATTCGGATATCTTATCTTGATATTCTTTCTTTGCGACAGCAACTTCTTTGGTCTTTTCAGCTGGTGTTTGTGCTGGCTCACCTGCTAAACTTCGTGCATTATCGCCACGTCCTGCAAGTGCTGGGCCTAGGTTGCCGCCCATGTCTCCTAGTTTAGCAAGACCTCCGACGCCTCTGGCGGCTAGTTTAGCACCACCAACTGCTGCTCTTCCAACTGCTGCTGCACCTCTTGCTACTGCTCCGCCGACTGCGGCTATTGCTGGAATAATTTCATCCAGCTCTTTATCGTTTGAGAACTCA